GGATGACTACTTCACGCGCGAGGCTGCAGAGCAGGCGGCCTTCCACTATGGCCGGTTTGCTGTGGACGTTATTCAGGGACTAGGTTGAGGCGGCGAGGAATGCTGATGCAGTAGCGGCGTTCGCCGAAATCCTCTCGGATACCCACTCAAACTTACACCATCAATCAGCACGCCTCCTACTCCGACGTTAATTCACGCAATGTCGCGCGCTCCGACACACCCAGCGCCGCCCCTACACCCACCAAAAATTAACATGACAATTGTCAGGCCAACGCTGCTTGGCATGATGCTAGCAATTGCTTCTTCCGCGCATGCATTACGTTGCGAAGGCAGTGGCAAGACGCTTTACACCGAAGATTCGGCATGCCCAGATGGCTACGGTATCGCTAAGGGCTCTCTCCGAGGCAGCGTATCGGTCCTTGGAAAGAGCGAGCACGTGCGTGAAGATGAATCGAACTTCCTGTCTGAAAGCGCATTGGAGCGGAAGACGATGCGCGATCATGAAGCCAGAAGCAAGGGCGACTCTGGTGTAGGACAATCCCACGCCGTGGTGTGCGAAGCACTGGCTAATCAAGCCAGATCTGTTGACGCCACGATGGAACAACCGAATGATCCCCACGCGCTCCGTGCCTTGCGAAAGATCCACCGAAACATCCGAGACGAGCAGCAACAAAACGGCTGCTAGTACCGTTGCCTTCGCGAGGTGCAGCGCGTACCTCAGATGCGTAGCACAACAGTACACCCGCTGCAGTCGACATTGCCAGACTCAGCACACCTCTCGCCGGCGTCCCGCACTCTCGTTTAGAAGCGTCACCCGCTCTCCGGCGTTTTCCCGGTCGTACGCGCTTTTATTGTTCCGGGCTCCATGCACCCGCCCTTGCGGCCATCGTAGGACACTTACCGACATCATTCGCGTGTATTCGCGCGCACCATTAGGTGGTGTCGCACGCTTGTGCGACGCTGGCCCCGCTGCTGCGTCAGCCGACACAATCAAGGTGCCGTATGAAAGATCCATCAAGCACGTCCGTGCAGATGTATCGTGGACTAGTGCTACGCATGCGCATCTATCGCGAGGCAACGAATACGGCGCTGCCAGGAGGACACTGGGGCTACGAAGTAAATGTCGAGGATGTGCACCGTGGCACTCGAATTTTGGGACCATTTGGCCAATGGAGCCCATACGGCTCGTATGACGCTGCGGAACTGGCCTGCCTACAACGGGGACGAATAGCTATCGACATGTTGCTCGGACCACTGCAAGCTTGACGGATTATTCGCGCATCCGACCTAGTATTGATAGCTATAGCTGGTCGACGTGCTCGTGCTGTTGCTTTCCGATGAACTGGCGCTGCCGGATCCGCTGATGCTTGCCGACACGTGCGCTGCCGACATAGCTCCCGCGGCAAGCTGAGCGGTGTACTGCCCGAGCGCCTTGGCCGCTTCCAGTGCGATCTGAGCCTGCTGCACAGCGTTCTGCATCTTCGCGGTGTACTCGCTGATCTGCATTTCCGCGTACGCGATGTTGGTCCGGCTGTTCATGTCGGCGAAACGGCTCTGCATCTCGGCATTGGCCACGTTGGCGCTGGCGCCGGCGCGCCAGGCCTCCACCTGCGCCTGAAACGCGGACGTGCCGTACTGCACGTTGCTGAGGTTTGCCTGCAAGGCAGCCTTGTACGCATCGACGTCGGCTAGGAACTTCGACACCTTGGTGCGCGCCGCCTCCATCTTGATCTGAACGCCCTTCACCTTGATGTCCGCTTTGTTGGCCAGCCCTTGGATGGTCGACGCGTAAGCGCGGGCCTGAGAATCCAGAACGTCGGCCTTGGCCGATTCACCCTTCAGGCGGGCTTCGTAGGCGTCGAACTTCACCTTCTCGGCGCCGATCTGCTCGGCATAGGCCTGCACGTCGGCCCGGTACGCGTCGAACTGGTTCTTGATCGTGTCCGCGCGCACCGATGCGCCCTGCATGAGCGCCTTGTACACCTCGACGTTGGACTGCACCGCCTGCAGCTTCGCCTTAAACACGTCCACGCGCTGCTGGTTGATCTGGCCCAGCGCCACCTGCCCCTCCACCGCGGTCTTGTAGGCGGTGAGCTTCGAAATGGCCGCGTCCAGCTTGGTGCGGTACACCTGCGCCAGCGTCTGGAAGGCGGCGTTCTGGGCGTTGAAGAGGCTGACCTGCGCGTTGAACACGTTGATCTGGCTTTCCGCGTGGAAGCGGGCAACCTCGAACAGGCGCTTGGCCGTGTTCTCGTGCATGTTCTCAGTCAACTGTTCGAGTGCCAGGCCCTGCTGGACCGCGAAGCGCAGGTTCTCGATTTCCCACGTCGCGGCCTGCACCAGGATATCGCGGTTCAGTTCCGCGGCCTTCAGCCTGCCCACTTCGCGCGCCACGTCGACCTGCTTGGCCAGCATGCCCGGCGGCATTGAGAAATTGCGGCCGGCCCATGTATCCACCGCCTCCTGCACCTGCCGCGACGTCTCGCCGCTGTCGCGCTCCCTCGCGCGGGCGAACAGCTCGGCCTCGATCGGCGCCGGCAGGCCAGTGCCGCCGGCCATCATCGCCTTCACCGTGGCCTGCAGTTCGTCCAGCACCTCGGACGCATAGACCGGCTCTGCCCAGTTGATGAAGACATTCGGAACCGTGATGCCGCTGGCGTCCGGCGGCGTCGCGTCGAAGGTCGGCAGGTCCGGAAAAACGAAATCCGGTAGCGTGATCTTCTCCAGCGCCTCCATTTCCGGCATGTCGATCTTGGGCGGGTCGGGAATCTCCACCTTCGTGTCGATGTCCGGCCGCTCTGGCACCTGGATCACCGCCATGCTCGGCGCATCGGGGATGTCGACGGGGATCATGGTCGGCGCGTCAGGCATGTCGTCCATATCGACGACGTCCAGATCCTTCAGCAGGTCGTCAATGCTCAGGCCGCCCGGCGCGTCCGGCAGCACCAGCGGCGACGGGTTGTAGGTCGGCTGGTTGTCCAGCGATACGGGCGGCGGCGCGGCGACGGGCGCATCCGGGCGCGTTGGCGCCGGCACGTCGGCCACGGTGATGTCGCCGATCTGGGCAAGCGCCTGGCTCAGTTGCGTGCTGTACGTGCGCGCCAGGCTGTCCAAGCTGCTGATTTTCTCGGTGACGGTATCCACCGCCACGCCAAGGATGCTGTCTGGTGCGATACCCATCACACTCCCCTTTTGGTCGGCGCCGATTCGACGCGCAGGTCATTGATATAGGCGTACTTGCCCGTCAGGCGCAGGGCGAAGCTGAAGTGCCGCCCGCGCAAGCCGCGGCCGAACTTGAAGCGCCCGTTGGTCAGCACGGCAGCCGGCTCCCGCTCCAGCGGGTAGCTGTAGGTGTCCGCCTGCACGCCGCTCTGCGTGGTGGTCACGTCCATGACGGCCGTCCCATCCGCGTCCAGTTCGTATTCCAGGTAGGCCGCCACCGGATGGACCAGCGTGCCCTTGCTCAGGTCAATCTTGCCGGTCACGAGTGCGCCAGACACTGGTTCCTCGCCGCCATCCAGCGCGTAGACACCATCCGGCGCCAGCCCATAGAGCCGGCCGTCGATCACCGCCAGCGAGGTGAACGTGTATGGCGCATATCGGCTCATGGCCCAGCTATCTACGTTGGCCGTCCATGCCTGCCCGGAACTCTGGTCGCCGCCCACCGAGGCGTCCTCGATCAACGCCAAGTCGGAAACCAGGTCACGCGCCGCGAGGCGGTCGACCACCACGGCCGCCACGCGCGCGGTATCGATCAGCAGCGGCGCAACTGCCTGATGGCCGTCCGTAACTTCATCGGCCAGCGCGGCTGTATCCACCAGCAGTGCTCGGGCGCGCAGCCGCCCGGTGGCGTCCTCGCCGATCGTGGCCGTGTCGACCACCAGCACGGCCGTGGCCTGGCCGGTGCTGTCGCCGGCGCGCGCGGTGTCCGTCACGAGCGTGCGCACGCGACGGCTGGCCAGCACCTCTTCGCCTACGCGCGCGCCGTCTACGGCCAGGCCTCGCACGCGATCGACAACCACATCGGTGGCACCGGCGCTGTCGCCGTGCATGACCCGCAGGGTGCTGGTGATGCGCTCGCCGATCGCGATGGATTCGGCTATGAGCAGCCGCGCGTGCAGGTGATCGCTTGCGGCGTCGATGACCCGCGCCTGATCCGTCAGCATGTGCGCTGGGCGGTCGATAACCTGGTCCGCCGCGACGGCCGCGTCGGCGTGGAGCACCAGCAGGCCGAACAGCACTGTTTCGGTGATCTTCGCCGTGCCCTCCGTAATGGCCTTCAGGCCGATCCAGACCGAGTCCCTTGCCACGGCCGTGTCGTTCGAATCGTCGCGGTATTTACTCATTGATGACCCCTATGAAGTGGTGCGCGGTCTTGTTGTCCGCCAGCGTCGTGTACCCCCAGCGCCGGCGCAGCCCGTCCGGCGCTGTCTCGTAAATGCTGGCGTAGTCGGTGTCGCCGATCGCGTTATGCACGGCGTCACGGTAGAAATAGAAATCGTCCGCTGGCGAGAAGCCCCAGTACCAGGTGTGCGGCATATCGCGACTGGCCACCGTGGCGCCGGCCACGGCCAGGCTCACGCTGAGTTGCCCGGAACTAGTGTCCGGGTACTTCACGGTGTTCGAGTACGGATTGAATCCCGGCGCCTCGCCGCCGATGGTCACGCCGTTGGCGTTGTGCGGCGATCCGCGCGCGGTGTACGGCCCGCAGATGCTGGTCACATCAAGGAACCCGCCACCAGGAAGGTTCAGCCAGTTGCCGCTTTCGGCAAAGTCGCTTACCTCGGTAGGGGTGTAGAGCAGGCTATCGACGTAGACGGGCACCCCGTTAATCGACGGCGGATCGCCGCGGCAATTGTTTAATGTGGTGCCCAAGTAGTGGAAGATACTGTCATAGCACCATAGCTGATAGGACGTCGGGTCAGCCACAGCCCCTTGGGACGTCTCTTCCGACCGGGTGCGGCCCGCCGTGTGGTCCTGATAGGCGTACAGGATGCAGTCACGCTCAAACACCGGCACCAGCGCCGCCACATCGATGCTAAACGATTGGGTGGTATCCACCGTCGTTCGGTGCATGTAATAGCGGGCCCGACTTACAGTGCCCAAGCGCGAAAAAATCTCCGGTGTGCGGTACATGACGTTGCCATAGCCCATGTCCGTTCCAACGATATTGGTGCGCGTTGTAACGGGCGGCTGGTCCTGCCGGTCGTCAAAATCGGTGGTGTAGAAGTTGCCCATCAAGCCACTGTTGCCAGTGGTTTCCGTCTTCTCCCACTGGCCCACAATCATGTTCTTCTCGAAGGTGCTCTGCGTCTCTCGCTTGAGCTTTCGTTCGTCGTAGAAGTACTTGATCACGCGCAACTGATCCTCGACATAGCAGCCGAAGACAATGGTGTCGCACCTCACCGGATCGCCCATATAGTCCGGCGACACGTGGATGAACGACTCGCAGCCCTGCCCCTTCAGTTCCGGGAACTTCAGCCGGATGCAAGACTCCGGGTTCTTCGACAGCCAGTAGAACGGCCCCGTGCCAACGCGCGAAACACGGCCAGCGTGCGCCGCGATGGGCGGCAGTTCGAGGTTGTCCCAGTAGTCCAGATCGGAGCCGCTGCTGCTCTGCGCCCGCGCCAGAATCTCGCCGACCGGCACACGGCGAATCTTGTACTTGATGGCCAGTTCACGCGCGGTGCCCGCGGTCAAGGCCTCGTAGATTTTCGACAGGTAGCCATTGAGCCTGCGCGCGTCCTCTGGGTGGTCGTATTCCCACGTGTTGCGCAGCCGCCCCTGTTCCGGCGCTGGCGCCAGGTACAAGTTCATCTTGTAGGCATGCACCTGCATCAGGCCGGCGCCGTCGTAGCCCCAGCAGGTATTGAAGCCCTCAGTGCCGCTGCGGTTCATCGCCCAGCCGCCCGCCGAATACATCGCGCTGAAACTGTAGAAATCCGCGGTATCGCACACCTGAATGATCACGCCGGCCCGGCGCCACGCCTCGAAATCGCTCTCGGACTGCGGGAAACCTTCGCCCGTTGGCATGCCGCCGAAGCGATCGAGCAGCTTCAGCAGCTCGCCGTCGCCCACGTCCATGACGTACCGGCGAAACGCCGCGGTGGTGGTCGCGGGCACGACCGGCAGCGGCATCGCATAGACGCCGCGCGCATTCACCTGAAGCAGCCACGCGCCGCCGGACGTGTCGAATGCGACGTTGTTGCATTGGCTGGCACCGTATTCGCACTTGAACTGCCCTTCCCGGTCGGGAAAGCCGCTGTATCCAGGCAGCCTGACGTTGCCAAGCTCCTGGCGCACCAGACCCATGTAGCTCTCTGGGATCAACATGCGCGCGCGCTCAACTTTGTCCTCGGGCAGATCCTGCAGATTCTGGCGCCCGTAGCCGCCAGCCACCTGCATGACTTCCGCCATGGCGCCGCTGTACCAGGTCGGGCGGTGCTTCACGTACTGGGTGAACGTGTAGATGCCCGGTTCGGTCGGCCGGAAGTACTGGAAGCGCGCTTCGTACTCGATTTTGAACCGCTGAAGCGCGACATCCTTGGGCGGCAGTTCCGCGGCGCCGCTGTACGCCACCAGCCGGCGCCGCGTCTGCTCGGTCAGCTTCAGACCAACGCCCTCCCCCTGCGCGAGCACCTGCGCCCTCGTGACGACGCCGCAGAACAGCATGGGGATATTGGTCTCGGCCACGCCTTCGAACTGGTGTTCCGGGTGCTCATGACGCTCCAGGATCAAGATCCGGAAGACCCCGCCCATGTCGGTTGCCACCGCCTGCCGGCCGCTGGGCAGGTCCATGACACGCTTCAAGTTGGCGAGATCAGACGCCTGCTTGAAGTTCGTCAGGTTCCTGGCCAGCAGCTCGACGGCGGCGGCATCGACAGCGGATAGCTCTGCATCCTCCGCGAAGCGTCCGTAGGGGCGCGGCGACAGCATCGCTTAGACGGTCAGATTCAGCCGATAGCCGATATCGTACGTGTCGCCGTTCTGGAACACCCGGGTGGCGGCGTACTTGGATGCCGACACCAGCGCGCCGGTGGTGCCGCCCTTGGTGCTGTTGGTCAGCAGCGCGGCGCCGTTGACGTTGAGTTGCGAGGCCGTCGCAATCGTCACCGACGCCACTGCGGCCATATTGTCGATGGAGCCGGTGGCGGTGTCGACAGGCGTCCACGCCGGCCGCGTCGCGCTGGTGTAGCCCTCGGTCAGGCTGGTGATTTCCGACGCCACCGCGGCGAAGTTGGCCGCCGTCCAGTTGGCGGCCGGCACGGCGCTGCCGGAGAACAGCGCCAGGAAGCACGACGCCTTGGCCTTGCCACCCAGCGCGACGTTCAGGATGTGCGCCAGTCCCTCGGTCGGGATGAGGTTGTCGCCTTCCTTTTCCCACTCGGCGCCGTTGACACGGCCGAAGTACTCGCCGCCGGCCAGGGCCGAAAGCTGCGGGAAGACGATGCCGGCTTCGGTGACGTTGAAATTGCCGGCCGCCAGGGCGGTGGCCATTTCGATGCGCAGGGCATTGCTAATGCGTTGCATAGGTTTCACTCCAGTTTTCCTATGCCGCACTCATGCGCAGCGATTGAAGACCCGGACGATCGGGATGGTTCAGGTTACTGCCGTCAGCAGACGGCGATCCAGCACTACAGAGGTTCCGGCCCGGCCGGTGATGCCGGCGAGCACCGACGCATGCACTTCGGCGATCGCGCCGGAACTGGTGCCCATGACATAGCCGTTTTCTGCCAGCCAGACGACCACGGGCGATCCGTCCGGCGACGCATTGGTGCCGACGATCTCCGCCGCCACCAGGATGGCGCTGCCGGGCACCGGCGCCCGCGACTGCCGGCGCGAGATGGAAATGTTCCCGGGCTCGGTACCGGCAAGGAACGCCACGTGATCCACCTGCCCCACCCAGATGCCGCCGTCCACCGGCTGCACGAAGGTGATGCGCTGCGGCATCTGGACGAACCCATAGCGCTCGTCGTGCAGGTGATAGGCCAGCGCCTCGGAAAACCGCAGGACGTTGGCGCGGGCAGTCACCAGCCGGCCACGCCAGTACTTCAGGAATTTTCCGGTCGGCATCGGCGACAGGTTGCGGAACTGCGACGGCCGCCCTAGTTCGGGCAGCGTCGGCATGGCGATCGGCGCTGCGCCGACTGGGTAGTCTCCGGCCAGCAGCAGCTCACCGCCGTTCGCACGGGTCAGGTAGAGCCGCGCACCCGTCACGCTCGCGTCAAGGCACATGGGCAGCGTAATCTCCAGCCCGCCGCTGTCGTCCACGTCAGCGAACGCGATGGCTGAGGGAGCCGATTCCAGTTGCCCGCGCAACCACGCGACGGCCGCGCCGTAGGTGCCCTTGCTGAGCGCACCCTGCCCGGCCAGGACCAGCGGCGCCGCCGGCGTCTCCAGCGCCATCCGCTCGGCGCGCTGGCCGTTGAAGGCGAAGATGCCCGCGGGGCCGGCGACGCACACCAGGTTGTTCAGCACCTCATGCGACACATCGCCGTCGCCGACTCGCGCCAGTGGTTCCAAGGACCAATCGCCGGTGTTCAGCCTGCCCCACTGGTCTCCCAGCGCGCCAAAGGCGTCGCCATGCAGCGGGCTTTGCCAGATAGCACGAAACGGCTGGTCGGAAACTCGGCGCGTGCTAGGGCGGAGGCTCGCCTTGCCGGCAGGCGTCAGGTCCACGTTCAGCGCATCGCGCAGATACAGCTTCGGATTGTCGCCGCCCTGCTTCAGCGCCGCGTCTTCGGCCACAGTGTTGATTCCCGCAAGCGGCATCAGGGAAGTTCCGGCCATCAGAAGGCTCCTTTGCGGTATTGGTCGGCGTCGCCATCCGGCCGGATGTAGTGGACGCCTGGCCGCACATTGGGCACCGCGGCGCCCAGCGCGTCCACACCTACAGGCGTGATTGCACGCACCGGCGGGCCCGGCGGCACAAAGGCGTTGCGCACGCGGAGCCGATCGGCGAAGCGCGCCGGATCGTACTCCATGCTGAACGTCTCGAAACCCACTGCCTCCAGGCCGCGCACGCGCAGCGACACCCAGGTTGTACCGAACTGCGTTGCGTAGATCCCCGCCGGAATGGTCGGCATCGGCGGGCCGACGTGCAACGTTTGCCACTGGTACGGCGAGTCGCCGCGGGAACTGCCCATCGCCAGCGCGTTGATGCCCGCCAACTGGTATGTGCGATGCAGTGGCGACACCCAGTTTGTGGACGCAAACGTCATCGATGCAATGCCCGCGGGCACGACGGTCTGCGGCCCGGTGTACGGGGCCCGCGCCACGGTCGGCCTGCCAGTGACCATTGAGTCGGCGCCACCGAACTGGGTAAGGGTCTGCCGGCCGTCCCCGACGTTCACCCAGCCCATGCGATACGCCTGCAGCCCTTCCGGCGCGACATATCGGCGCTTCAGGTAGACGCTCTGGACGCCGAAAATGGCCATGCTGCCTGCTGTCGTGGGCTGCAAGATCCCCCGATAGGTACTGATCCGCGCCGTGCCGAAGCGCTCGCCCGGCGGGTAGACCGTCGTTTCTCCCACATAGTGCAAGTTGGCCACCGGATGGTTTGCCTTGGCCTGCGCCGGTGCTTCCTTCACCGCCCAGATAGTCAGTGGGCTCATGATGGGTCGGCCCGGATCGTACACCTGCGCGTCATCCCACGCCGGCACGGTAATGCCCCGGTTCTTTAGACCCACCGTCGGCGTGCCGTACCCGTCCACCTTGATGCCCGCGTCCACGTTGACGCCCATGATGCGCACCGTCGGCTTGCCTGTGTCAGGCGGAATGACACCGATCGTGTAGAGCACGTACTGGTTCAGGCCCGGCGTACCGAATAGGCTCTCCGAACTCACCAACGTGTCCACCTCGATGGTCTGCGGCGTGTTCGGCGGCGCGCCGGTCTTCGTAACCACCAGCTTGTCGCCCAGCTTCACCAAGTTCGTGCCTGGCACGGTGATGGTCTGCTTCGTGTCGGCAATCTTCGCCTGGCCGAACAACTGCATGCTGGTTCCGTCGACCTTCACCGGCCGCCGCTGCAGGCGCACAAACGCGGTGCCGAACTCTTCGGAATTCCAGCCGTAGCCGCGCAACTCGGGCGTCACGTTGTATGCGCGCGGCTCGCCGACTAGGTCGCGATGCACCCACTTCGGCTCGATCTTGTTGAAGTGCATGGACAGCGCGGCCAGGCCGACGCCGAGCATGTCGGTGCCCTGCGGCTCCAGGTACCGCGTGTAGAGCTTCACCTCAGGCAGCCTCACGTCCGGCGGCGCGATGCTGTACCACGGCTCGATGGCCAGCGTGCGAATGGCGAAGTCGATGAACGCGGTGCCGATCGTGGCCGAATCGAAGTTGCCGATTCGGTCGAAGTACCGGCGATTGTTCTCCAGCGCGGCCGTGCCAAAAGGTGCCGTGGCTGCCCCGGGCGGCGCCAGCACCTTCGCGGCATTGAAAACGGCGTGCCACGTCGAGATCAGCGGCGGTTCCACTCCGCCGATCGGCAGCCGGCGCACGCCGTAGGCCACCATGCCAGCCTTATCGGTACCCGCGTAGCCCGGCGGGTTCATGCCGGCTGGCTGGATCACGCGGGCATTGTTGTCGATCTGCGTGTAGCCCCATGCCGGCGGCGTCACGCCGAAGGCGCCCACTACGCGGTTCCGGTTCTCGATCAGCGTCCATTGCGACCAGGGCGGCGGGTTCAGCGCGCTGTCTGGGTCGTACACCATGGTGACGTACTGCCGCAGGTTCCAGACGCTGGCGCGGCCCCAGCGGAATTCCTCCTGCCCGGTGGACTGGAAGCCCTTCGGGGCCGCGTATGTCAGGCGGTTCTTGATCTCCTGCTGGCCCCACTGCTCGCGGAAGCCCAGCGGGGTCACGGTCTGCGATTCCGGGATGATCCGCGTACCGAATGCCAGACCGTCGATGCCCTGCGGCACAAGGTAGCGTGTGCCGCCCACCAGCGGAATCGCAACCGCCGCCGTGTCGCGGCCGGCTGTCTCGATGATGCGCGGCGACATGCTGACCCATGCCGTCCCCAGCGCGGGCGGCGCAATGCTGGGCACCAGCACGGTTTGCTTGCCGTGGCTCACGCGCGCCGCACCATATCCGGTGGCAACGAAGCCGGTCTGCAGCAGATAGCGCGAGAACAGGACCACCGACGGCGTGCCGTACGCAGCGGTGCCGATGTTTCCCGCGGCCACATAACGGTTCCGGTTGGCCACCGACAAGGTATTCGCCACAGCCAGGCTGTCGAAACCCGTCAGCGCGATCGGGCGGTGCTGCAGTTGCGCGGTCAGCGCGCCGATGCTGAGCAGGTTGACACCTGACGGCGATAGCCTGCGCGTGGCCGCACTGACCGCCTGCGCACCAAGGGCCAAGCTGTTGATGCCACTGGGCAGCAGCGCGCGGGCAGCATTCGCGACGGCCGGCGCTGGCACGGCATCCGGTGCGAGGCCGGCGGGAATCGCGTACTGCGTCCGGTTGTAGAGCCCGACACCCCCGATCGCGCCATCCACCCATCCCGTCAGCGCAACAATCTTCGCTTCGATGGGCAGCGTCCAGGCGCCGTCCAACGTGTTGCGCGGCGGCGTGTAATTGCCCTTGCCCACCCACGAAGCCGTGATGGTCCACTGCGGTGGCGCGTACTGGTAGCTGAAGAGCGCATAGACCGCCGTGCCCATGGCCAGCGGATCGATACCCGCGGGCCGGACGAACTGCGTGCCGAAAGCCGTTGTCGCGCCGAAGTCGGAAGCGTCATAGCCGTTTGGCGAGATGTAGCCAAGGGCGTTATCGAAGGTGACGTTCAGCGTGCCAGTCGGCCGCGTGTAGCGCTGCGCACCGTCCCACGCGCCATTGATCCGATACTGAGGCGGCCGATAGTTGAACCGGCTCGTGAGTGCCCAGGTAGGACCGAACGCAGACGCATCGAGCCCGGCAGGCCTGGCGACCTGCTGCGGCACCAACGCGGCGACACCGGGCACCAGTGAAGACCAGCCAACGGGTGTAATGGTCTGCTGTGAGCCTGCCCAGGACGCGTGAAGCCGGGTGACCGGGCCGCGATAGGCGTTCTTGCCCGACCAGGATGGGCTCAGCGTCCCCGCCGGCGCCACGTAGTCGGCCATGCGTTACCCGCTCACTGCCTGTGGCTCTGCCCTTGCGAAGAACAGGTCGTTCAGCAGCTCTCCGTCCGCCGTCATGAACTGGATGTCGTACGGTCCTGCGTCGTACACCTTCAGCGTGTAGTTGCCTGTGGTCGCATCCGACGTCGTTTGCGCCAGAAGCTCGCCAGTAGTCCGGCTATAAGCACGTACCACCCGCGCAGCAGGCGCGTTGTTGATGTTACGCACGGTCCCAGTGAGCGTATGCACATCGGTTAGGACGATACCCGCGACATTGTATGGATTGTTGCTATTGCCTAAGAGCAGATTCCGCAAGATCGGCGGAGTATTGGGATATGCCGTGCCCGTCGAGATTTTGTATAGGGTAACCGTGCGCGACGGGCTGGCGTTCCCCGTGTAATGGATAGCGTAAAGCGTGTCGGCATCCGGGTCGGGGTCCACAGCGATGTGGTTGACATAGGAAATATCCGGACTTAGGCCAGCCCAGCGGGTCAGCGCACTGGTGCCCGTGTCGAATGTGGCAAGCCAGCCCGAAGTTGTCACGCAGAAGAGAATGCGGTTGTCACCCGCCAAAGGAGACCGCAAGGCGCGTGTGCCCACGGAGCCAGAGTTGATACCGTATCCGGCTGAGGTCAGCGCCTGATCACGACTACCCGTCGCGGGGTTGTAGACGTTGACGAAAGGGGAACTGGTAGTGAATACCACCAGCTTGCTACTGTCCTTAGAGAAGCAGCAGGCATATGGGGTATTGATCGTTGCTGTCGCCGCGTTGACTATGGACCAGTCCGACGTGTTGTAAATGCGAACGTACGGCGTGGTCCCATGCGTTACCGCCAGCTTGGTTCCATCCGGTGAAAAGTCCATCGCATAGACTGTCCCCAAGCCCGTCGTGTTCAGAGTCTTGAGCGTGTGCGTTGCGCGATCGAATACATAGAGGAACGGCGACGAACCGCCAAATGCGTACAGCGTCGAGCTGATCGCGCAGCATATGACACCACCAGCGAAACTGGCCGTTGGAACGAAAGACGATCCAAGGTTTGCCGGGTCCGCGTAGTAGCGCATGTTGTTGGTAGTCACGTTGGCGCCGGCAACGGCTGCACTTCCATCCGGGGCAACCGCAAACGAATTCCCATTTGCAGAGACGTTGTATTCCGGATTGACATCCAACTTCGCGAGCGGGTCGAGACCTTGTCGTAGCATCAAAATCCGCCCGGCGATTACCTCGCTCTGGAAAATTCCGACCAGTCGTTTAGGCATCAGCCAGTTCCCCAAGCGACGTTTCTCCGGGCCACATTCCTTTCTCCTTGTGCCACTGGCTGTAGGTGTCAAACAGCCCCTGCTCTCCCAGCTTCGCGATCTGCTCCGCCATGAAAGGGCGCATCGCATCGGCGACGTTGGCCAACGGCCGCCCGCTGCTCTCCGAGACGAACATTTCGAACGCCGGCAGGCCGCAAATACGGCCCCACGGGATCGGCGTCGCGGGCGCGGTCTCCTGCTTACGCGGTTCGATGCCGCTGACACCGACGATGATGGGTAGTGGCTTCATGCTCTCGGACATGGCATGCACTCCTGCGCAGGGCGCCGTTAGACGCGGAAGATTTTGTTGGTGCCGTTGTCCCAAGTGACGATGATGTCGCCACCGTTCGGCGTGATTGGCAGACCCGTGGCCGTGTCGATGTAAGCAATGAGCGGGCTGGTCGACTCGGTACCGGAATCCTTGTAGATCACGATCGCTTCGATACTCGCGCCCGACACGCTCGTGAACGTGATATCGGCACCGTCCGCCGCGCCACCGGTGGTCGTCTTGGAAGTGACCGTGACCGGGCCGGCGATACGCGCCGACGTCGGGATGTCCGACAGGTACTGGTGGACCGCCGTCTGCGGCGTATAGGCGCCGGTGTCGACCAGGTACACCTTGATGGTGTCGGTCAGCCAGTTAAGCTGACCCTCCAGGAAGCGCTGGCGGGCGTAGTCATACAGGGTGTTTGCCATAGGTGGGCTCCATATCAGGTTGGAGCGCACTCATGCGCGCTTCGCCGGCGGCTTCCCGCCTTGCTTTGGGGGTAACGATTGGGGTGTGCTCGTCGGCAACGATCATCAGCCGCGCGAGTTGGCCGGATTTCCTCTCCAGCCGCACGGTGGCCGTGCCGATGGTCAGCACCTCACCGATTTTCAGGTCAACGGCCAGCTTTGTCATGGCCAGAACGCCTCTACGTGATGCGGCACATCCTCCCGCGTGATGCGCCGCAGGTCCGAATCGGGACGGAAGCCGAAGTAGGCAGTGAATGCCGCCTCCGCCTCCCCCGCACGCCGTGCATCGAAGGCCTCCATATCGGGAATGCTGAAGCCGCGATGCAGTGGCCAATAAACCAGATGCGGGTGGTGCGCCGGCCCGATCTCCGGTTCATCCTGGTCCTTCTTCTGCAGGTCCATGGCCACCAGCGGCAGCCGGTACCCCTCAAGGACCAGCTTGCCCGGCGCCGACGGCATCGGCACCAGGCGCAGGCCCTTGTCCGACTGGACGGCGTACTGCGGATAGCCGCGGCACGTGCGCCATTCGCGGATGCTGGCATCCAGCCACTCGGTCGACACCAAGCGAAGCGTGCGCGGCCGGTATGCGCCAGCGTCAAGGAAGCCAACGTACGTCAGTTCGAACAGCGCTTCGTGCAGGGGATAGGCCGACCGTTCCGCCTCCACCGCAATCTGGCAAACGGCGGCATCCTCGCTCTCGTGGATGAGGCGGCCGCGCACCGCGGCTTCCGCCACGGCGTCGTTCAGCCAGGCGGTGATGTCCGCGTCCGACCAGAAGTACGGCGCGACGTTGTCGTTCCCGTCAACGCGCACGCGGCGGATCAGTTCGGCCAGCTTCATACCACCCCGAACTGGTCAACGAAGCCCTTCACCTGCGCGCGCAGGACATCCTTCGTCGCGTTCTTGGGCAAGTCCTGCCGGTAGTTCACCTTGGCGAACTCGACCAGGCCGGCCTTGTCCATACGGTCGATCTGGTCGTACATGTCCTGGATCTGGTTTAGATCGCGCTCTTGCCGTTGCTGCTGCTTCTTGCCCTGCTCCAGCAACTTCGCGGTGTCGGCGTCCGTACCGATGGCGTCGGTGCCCATCGCCAGAACCGCCTCGACATCGGCGCGCTCGAACAGGTCGGCATGCCGGAGCAGCTTGCGGGCGATAGCCTCCGGCAGTGCGCGGACCTGGTCCGTGACGAAGACCAGACCGGTGCCGTACATGCGGTCGCTCCAATCGGGCCGGCGGCCGATGTACTTCACACCCACGCCGATGCCCAGCGCAACAGCGGCAAATTCGCCAGTCGGTACGGCACGCTCCACCGGCGGCGGCAGGTTGGCGCGGAATGCCTCGACGGCGTCGTCGGCATCCGGGATGTCTTTCAGCACCAGCACGAGTCGATGCACCAGCGCGTCTTTGGTGCGCTGCTCCGGCGACAGGTCGGCGTAGGGCACCAGCAGCGGACTCTGCTTCCTTTCCGCGTCATGGGCTTCCGCCAAGGCCCAGCCTTCGGCGATGCGCGCTTCGCGCCACTGCTCGTGCTGCTGCTCCGGGGTGACATCGGGGTTGTCGATGGCGAACTGCACGGCGCCCACCACCTTCTCGCGGTACGCGTCGTCGGCGCCGTCCCACTCGACCACCGCGGCACCGGCCAGGGCGGACATTGCGGCGTTCAGCGCGGCGTGAATCACGCTGCCAATGATGATGACTTTCATATAGGTGTCCTACTCCTGCGTGACGGGGCGGGCGGCACTGGGCCGCCCGCGCCAATGGCGCCCGCTATCAGCGGTTGCCGGACAGTTCGCCGGTGACCAGCACCTTGATGTCGCTGGCCTTGGCGTTGGCCGCCACGGCGGTGGTCAAGATCAGGCGCGCCGGCTTCGGCAGCGACACCAGCTTGGCGCCGGTGGCACGCTTGCGGCCCGTCGCGGCCAGGTCGATGCCCGCGCCGAAGTAGGCAGCGTCCTGCGGCACGGTCGCGTCGTCCACGCCGTCCTCGTACTTGAAGCCCAGCGAGCCGGTGATGGTCGCGGTCATGCCCGTGGACACGAAGACCGACGCGTCTTCCAGGCGCATGCCTTCAGGCAGCGGGCCCAGGTCGACAACGTCGCCGGCGGCGAGTGCGCCGGCAGCATTGGCGTTCTGGACGATGCCGGCCGCGTTGGTCAGCATGGCAAACGCCAGCGACGTGAGGTTGCCGAAGGGCGAGAAGCCGCCGAACTGGCGGTTCTGATACTGATTGATGATCACGATAGCCATATGGCCTCCTGTGTGTCCTGTATCGAGAGGAAACGAGCCGGCGCGGGGCCGGCCCATCCGCTATCAGTTGCGGGCGCCGATGATCGGCACGGCGGTGTCAACCACCGTCACGCCGTAATCGGTGATTTCCTTGCCCATGCCGGTGTCGACTTCGAAGCGGACCTTCGACACGCCGCGAATCGCGCCGATCAGCAGTTCCACCTTGTCGCCGTGGTCCAGTTCCTTCTCCGACCAGAAGAATGGGATGCCCGACTTGTCGGAACTGGCCAGCGCTTCTGCGATCGCCTGGCCACCGAGAATCACCGAGCGGTCGACGGCGAACTGCGTGCCGAAGCTGGCCGGCACCGTCGCGGTCGATTCGTTCTCGCTGCTCGCGCTACCGCAGTAGCGGATGACGTCGCCCGCATAGAAGCGGATCGCGCGCGGCATCTTGATGAGCAGGAAGCCATTCCACAGGCCGGCTTCGCCCAGGAACAGCGGATGCTGTCCGGCTTGGCTGGCGCGCGCCATTGCCGACGCCTGCAGTTGGCGGAAGGCCGGATCGGCGGCGAACTTGTTGTACTGCGCCGGCGACATCATCCACACGCGCAGCGGCGAGTCGGTCGCGGCCTTGTCGCCATCGAACTGCACAATCGGGGGCGGCAGCGGGATCTGATCGAGCACCGTGCGCATCGAATCCACCGTGTCCATCTTGAAGATGTCGGTGGACTGGATGTCGACTTCGCCGCCGTTCACCTTGAAGCCGGTCACCGCATCGCCGTCGGCGATGAAGTGGCGGTTCTTCGACGGGGCCAGCACGGGGTTCACCATGATTTCGCCGAAGTCGGCATCGGCTTCGGTCGGCACCACCCATTCGATGTTGTTGTGGAAGCCGCGGGCGCCGGCCATATGCACGAGCAGCGACTGATCGACGTAGCGATCCATCAGGTTCTGCGCGGCGGGGCGGCCAAGCTGGCGGAATTCCACGGGCGTGCGGATCGACGTCATGGCGTCGCCCAGATCCAGCGGGAAGCGGGCCTGGTTCACGCGCAGCTTGTCTTCCGTGATGCTGAGGCCCGTACCGCGGCCTTCGGCATAGCGGCTGCCCATGATGGGCTTCGCACCGATCGGGTTCAGCAGGTGGAAAGTCACCTCATCGCCCTTGCCCTTCGACAGATCCTGGCAGCGCACAATGGGCATGTGCTGCGTGGTCTGCTTGCGCAGCGTCGCTTCCGCGCCGGCGATGCCAGCAGGCATCTTGCCGGTCAGGCGGTTCAGCGTGCTGTTGCGCTGCATGTGGGTGGCGAACAGGCCGACGGCCTGTTGCACCATGTTGGTCTTGTCGCCATACGCGGCGTGCGTCTTTCCAGTCATAGAGCCCCCTTATCGGATCACAGCGTGTTGAGGAACCGTTCGATTTGCTCCGGGGTCATGTTCCCGGCGCCCATCGCATCGAGCAGTTCGCGTCCGTTCATGTCGGCCATTTGTTCGTCCCGCGACAGACCGGCCGGGCGCCCACCAGGAAGATCGGTGAGGCTGGCCGGAACCCTCGACGGGGCGGTGGCAATAGCCGCTTGGGCCGCCGCCTTCACGGCATCGGGGTTCACCTGTTCGGTGCCCGCGGCCGCGCCTGCGCCGGCGCCCTGAGTCGTGCCAGTTGCCTGTTTGAAGGCGCTGAACAGTTCGATGACCTGTTGCGTGGTGCCCTTCTGCAGCACCGCGTTGTAGCCATCGCGGACGAAAGACGGTTGCGTGTTGATCCAGTCGCCCAGTTCCTTGCTTTCGGCAAGGGAGTCGGCATCCGGATGCGCTTTGTAGATGGCTGCGTAGTGGCTGTCGGTCGCTTCCGTCGCGTGCTTCTGCTGGATAGGTGCCAGCTTCTGCGCCACGATGGCGTCAACCTGAGCTGCCACTTTCGCGTCGACAAGCGTCTGAATGCCCTTGGCCAGATCCTCTTCGCTGAAATCACCGAAGATGCCCGGATCGATGCCCTGGTCGATGGCTGCTTGCGCTGCCGCCACCTGAGCGTCGGTCTGAGTGGGCGCCTGGCCAGCATCTGCGCGTGCCTTGGCCTGTGCCTGCAACTCGGCAAGCTCAGTCCGCGCGGCTTCCGCTTGGGCCTTCCAATGCTTCTCGCCTTCTCGCGCCTCCACCAGCTTTTCGTAGCCGATGGTGTGCTTTCCGTCCTTCGCCAGAATCACGGCGTTGGCGGCGGTCAACTCGCCTTCGGCGGCGGCCGGCGTTGCTGCCGGTGCTGCTGCGGGCGTGCTGGCGGCTGGTGCTGCCGTGGCACTGGTGTTCGCGCCGGTCGTGCCGGCATCGCTTGGGGTCATACTTGCCGCCGTTGCAGTGGCGGCGCCGGGCTGCGCTGCCAGTTCCGACGACATGGCGCCGGTATCGCCCTGCCCGCTCATCTCCAAGAGTTGAGCGGCCTGCGTGGGGTTGAGGTCGCCGTTCAGCGACTGGATAAACTCGTTTTGTTGGTCGGTAGTGGTCATGCCTGTGTCCCGCCACATATCGCCGTGGCCGCAGGGGTCGTCAGCAATGCGGATTCCTCCGCCCTTCGCCTGCGCACACATGCGCGTTGGCTTGGCCGGAGTGTGCGAACGGCACGCTTAAACAGAAAGCCCTACAGGGGTGACCTGTAGGGCCTTGGAGGGGTGGACTTACTGCGCAGCGGCTAGCCGCCGCTTGAAGGTTGGTTGGATCCCGACGGGCGATTATCGAAATCGAGCAGATCTCGATCGGAAATCTTCACTTCGTCAGTGGTAGTGGTCCGGCCAAGATGGCAACAGAACTTTCTTCAAAAGGCGCCGCCCGACATGACTACCCTTCAGATGCCCCGCATAGTTCAAGTCGTCATCTCTGGTCCAATCAACGAAAGATGGCACGCGACGCCCATGAGGGATGACGGTACCGCCGGCAACGGGATCGCCTTCCACACGCTGGATGCCGCCCGCCAGTTCGCCGAATCGAATTTCCCACGCGTCCCGGTTCGCGTTTCTAAAAGAAAACCGGAAGTCCCGCGCAAGTGCCGTCGCATCCTCCTTTATCGGGTCAGAGAACAACACTGAGGCATTTTGTAGCTCACCTCTCACCGGGAAGGTTGTCATCCGTGCGCGGCGTCTCGATGCCGTGTTGGCCGGTCGGCGCATCCCCTGGCACCGGCGGGAACGTCGGACTGGAGTTCCGATGCACCGGTACGGTGGCGCCGGCCACCTCCGCCTGCACAGCACCGGCCGAGCCTTGGCCCTGGACGTACGGCGACTTGATGTTCATGGCTGCCGTCTCAGTGGCCACCGGGAAATTCGGGTCGTCGCCCATCGGGTTGGGCCGCTGGTAGCCGGCGCCCTGCATCACGGCATCTGCGATCGGAGCAATCATCGGCATCTGCGCGATCTGCGCGCCAGCCTGCATCGCACTGAAAGCGGCCTGCACCCCGATCTGCACGGACTGGGCGTCGATCTGCTTAATTTCGCTGTCCGCCTTGCGCTCCTTCAGGTCCAGTTCGCGCATCTTGATGTCGGTGCCCGCCTTGGCCAGGGCGTCGGCCACGGCCTTCTTGATGGCCTCGGCTTGCTGCTCGGGCGTAGCCTGCATCTGCACGTTGCGGATCGCTTCCACCACGTCGCGCTTGAATGGCACGTCCATGAGGCTGACCAGGAATGGCAGCACGGCGGCCTGATACTCCGGCGGCATGCTCTTGACCGCCTCGGACATCGCGTTAAGCTGCTGGCCACGGTAGCTGTTGGTGCTCGGGACGTCGTCCACCGCCACCTTCAGGCGAGTCCGCTGCAGGTCGTTCGACAGGTACGCAATGCCGGTGTCCGGATCGACTTCCGGCGCGTTGATCACCACAGTGCGATCGGCCTTGACCGCGTCGCCCTCGATAATGACCTCGTGCCGCGCCGTGCCCATGTCGGCAATGATCAGCGACAGCAGCAACTCGCCGACCAGCGTGCGGCCGCCGCGGAAGTTGTCCATTGGAATCGACAGGCTCTGGTTCGACTGTTCGACCTGCGTCTGCTCCTGCACGCCAGACTTGGCTGTGCCCTGCCGCCCCACGAACCCGCTGGTGATGCTCGACACACGCTCAATGGTCTGGCGGTTGTCCTGGAGCATCTGGAAATGCTGCTGCGTAAGCTGGTAATCGCGCTTGACCTCGAACTTGGCGCCCTGCTGGGCCATGTGCGCGGCGTCCAGCACGATGTCCGCATCCGGCCGCGCCACCTGGCGGCGCAACTGCGCGTCGGTCATGGCCACCGCGCCTTTGGTGCGCTCAATACGGGTGACGCTCATGCCCCAACGCAGCTTGCTGTTGCCGCTGTTCAGGCTGTCCTGAGCGTACTTCATGCCGCGGACGAAACCATATGGCACGCCAGTGTTGTCTTCGCGGAACCCGAAGAACGGGACGTACGGGAAATGGCGGTGGCTGTACGGCGACGGACCGTCATGCAGTTGATGCGGGCCCAGCCAGTAGGCGCGACGCACGCGGGTGACAGTCGCGTGCTCCACCTGCGCTAGACCGCGCGCCACGGCGACGTTATGCGACAGGTTGTTGTGGTCGAACTCCACCACACGGCCGTCTGGCGTGCGGATGATGGGCACGCGCGCCCAGCGCCGGTACCAGATTTCCGAAACGCATAGTTCCTTGCTGGTCGGGTTGAACCAGCGATCTTCCTGCATGGTCCACGCCCGCCCCTCGTTCCACGCGTTGGCCAGGCCGGTGCTGATACCGCCGTCCATGCTCAGCGTGCGATCTGCCCACCACAGCGGGCCGTGGGTGCCGCAAGCCATGATCATCTCGGCATGGTCCGGGAACACCAGTGCGATACGCTCCTTGGTCAGCCAGCGCTGCCGGCGCAGCCACCTTGCCGCCTCCCAGTCGTCGCCGCACTTCATGTCCCAATGGATCTCGTTCCGGTGGATTGGGGTGCAGCGGTACGGGTACTTGAACGGGTCCGACTCTTTGCCCACCTCCACCCAGCCGATGCCACAACCGATCTGGGGGCGAAACGCCTTGCTGCACGCGCTGTCGGCCTTCGACTGGCGTTCGGCCTCATTCAGCCTGAAATTCAGGGCGTCGGCCACGTCCTGCCCGCCTGGCTGGCCGTTAGGCGTGACGCGCCAATCGCTGCGAATGGTCGCCTCGTAGCCCTGGATCGACAGCAGGGCTGGCCCGATCAAGTCTTCCACCGCAGGAGGAATGCCCAGTTCGGCCATCTTGCGCAGCAATTCGCCGTCAAGCTGGTTGCCGTCTGCGTAATCCATCTCCTTGTCGGCGGTGCCGCGCCACCGCGGCTGCTCGTCAATCTCGCGGTAGATTTCCTGGTACTCGAACTGCGACAGCGGTTCAGTGCCGGCCGGAATGCTGTTGGTGTCTTGCATGATGGATGTCCTCATAGGCGCCAGTCAGGCGTCTCCGCCTCTACGTAGGTGTTGGATTTCGTCGTGGATTCGAGCAAGCCCAGTTCCTTGGCCTGTGCCCATTGGCGGAGCGCGTCGGCGCCTTCGCTGCAGCCGTTGCTCTTGTCTGGCTGGTCGATGAAGCGGTTATCCGCGCGACTGAACTTCTTCCGGTAGCCCTCGATGCGCGTGATGCCCTTAGCGCAGCTGGTCTCATCGAAGTACGCGCCCTTCAGGTGCTTGCGGGTCTGCTGCACGCCCGTGATCAGTTCGGTGATCCGCGGCACGATGATGAAAGACTCGCCGGGCAGCAGGTCTTCCAGCATCTCTTTTGTCGTGCGGTTGTAGTCGCTCAGGCGCTGGTGGTTGGCGTCGTGCGGCAGGAAATGACGACCGAACACGTAGCCGCGGTCGCGCAGTTCCTTGACGTAGTGCCGCAGATCCTCGTTGTGCGCCTCGTAGTAGTCGATGAACCGGTCGTCGCCGTGCAGCTCCTGGTGGAACCAGACCGCGCAGCCGTCGCTACGACCGATGTCCCAGAACGTGTTGACCGGCAGGTCCAGCCGCGGCACGCGCGTGATGCCGCCCCGTTTGCGCAGCGCGATCATGTCCTTGGCGTAGTAGTTGCCTTCGGTGCTGATCTGGAATGCCTCAGCCGGGAAGCTGGGGTATTCCTGCCACATGCGCTCTTCCTTGCCCTTGAAGTCGGCGCGCTTCGTGGCCACGTACCAGGCCCGCTGGTCCGGATCGATGGTGATGGCCTGGCCCATGTCGGCCAACACCTTGGCCTCGACCATGTCGAAGTACTCGTGCTCTTCGCGGGTGATCGCGACGGTGCGAGCGTCCAGGCGGTACTTCGGCTCCTGCCACCACGCATAGAAGTGGAAGCGGTAATCCTTCGGCGTCAGCACCTTGCGGCTGGCGTGATTCCTCTCGGCCGTCTCGACCATGTCGAAGAATTCGCCCTCGCGACCCTCGGCGGTCGATTCGATCACCAGGATGCCGTTCGTGGGCACCGACGGGATGGAGCCCGTCATGACTTCCTGTGCCTTGTCCGGGTACTTCGCGCAAATCTTCCCGAATTCGGAGACGTGCAGGCGGTGGATCGTGCCGGAGCGCATGGACACGGCGACGCGGATGCTGCTGTTGTTGTGGGCAAACAGCAGCTCCGACTGGGAGTCACGCGCCAGGGGGAAGCGCTCGCGAATCTCTTCAGGCAGGTTGCGGTAGGCGAACTGCACCTTGTCGCGGAAGATCGCCACCGCGGCCTGCAAGTCCTGCGCGATGATGCCGCAGCGCTGGTCGGCGTTGAAAAGGGCGTGATCCAGCCACAGGATGCAGATCAGGGTCGTGAAGCCAAGCTGCCGCGCCTTCAGGATCAGGTTGCGGTGCCACAGGCGCTTGATGAAGCGCCGCTGCGCGCGATTGGGCTTGAACGGCAGAACGAACGACTCGCCCTCGATCACCTGCCCGTCCGGGCCGACTTCGTCGTCGCCCTTGATCATGATCTTGTACAGGCATCCGGAGAACAGGCGCCACTCCGGGTCCGCAAGGCAGCGCGCCAGTTCTGCCGCGTCCGTGGGGAGCGGCAGAAGCGGCGTATCGTGCGTCACGGTGCCGGACATGATCAATCCTCGCCATCGGCGGGCACGTTGGCCACCGGTCCAAACGCGCTCGGCCGGCTACCGACGTGCTCGGGATCGTTCGCCACGGGCGAGATGGCGTTACCGTTGCCCTTGGCAATGGTGTGCAGCAGCGACGTAAGCGGATCGGTCTTCTGTTCGTTGTCCTTCTCGTACAGCCCAAGGTGCTTAAACAGCTTCTCCATCGCCGCATCCTTGGAGTGAAACTGAATCTCGATGCCGAACTTGGTCTGCTTGACGCCCGCGAACAGGGATAGCGCGCTGGGAGACAGGTTGCGGGTGTCCATCAGCACGACGCGGGCAATGCCGCGGCCGGCGCATTCCGGGCAGTCCGGGTGCGGCTGGCTGTTCGGGCTGAAGCCGATGCCGCCGGCCTCATCGAAGAACTCAGGCTTGTCCCGGGCCTCAGCCGCCTCCCATTCCTCATAGGCGCGGTCACGCTCGGCCCGGGTGCGCTGGAACTGGTGTCCCTCGCCGTGGCAGTAGCGGCAGCAGCCGATGTGAAGCTGCGTCAGTTCCCGGGCGTCGGCCGTGACCTGGTTCCAGGCTTCACGCAGCACGCGGTCGGCGGTGATCTCGGTGCGCTGCTGCTGGCGCTTCCGGGCTTCCGCGATTTCCGACTGGATGACAGGTTTTGACAGGTTCTCGGCGCCCTGCTGTCTGGCAGTCTTGGCGCTGTAGCCGGCACGAATCGCTGCCTGGGTGGCGTTGTTGTCCACCAGGTATTCGTCAACGAATCGCTGCTGCTTGGGGGTAAGGGTTTCCACTGCCGACTCATGAGCGTGGTCAGTGGCCGGGCGAGCAGAAGCCTTGGCAGCGCGTGGCTTGGCTGCCTTGGGCTTCTTCGCATTGGGTGTGGCGCGCTTGGGCGCCTTGGGTACGCTGGCCATAGGCGGCCAGTCTTGGGATACAGGGCGGGAGCGTCCAGCCCTATAGGGGTATGGCCGAAGTCGGGCAGCCATTCCCTCGGCGACATTGTCCTAGAACTGATCTCGTACGACCTGGCCAATCGCGATTCGACACAACTTTTACTAGTATCTGGTCGATTGTCGACGGCAGACTACTGAATGCAATTGGTGCGTCGTGCGGTAATGTACGGTATGAGCACGTCCTTCCCGTGCCGGCAGAGCTGGCGGCCTGGATGCACGCACGATGGGTGCTGTGGCGGGAAATATCAGATACCTGATAGTCAAGACGCTGGCATCGACGGCCGTGCTCAGAGAGAACTGTCTGCGGCGAGCTTAGTATGACTCGCGATCCTGGATTTAGGAGTAAGTCTTAGACTCCTAAACACGCTGTATAGCGACTTGCTCAGCTCACTCGCATGTCAGCCGTATGCGTTACTTCCCCTCATCTGGCACGTTGTACAGCTCGCGCAGCCGGGTGGCGAACGGTCGGATAGCCTCCAGGCACGCGGCACTGTTGCCGCCTTCCATGGTTGACAGACTCCAGTTACACCCCCCGGCATCTACGGCATGCCAGCACACGTCACCAAAGCAAGCGCCGTCGCATTCAGAGAATTTTTCCTGCTCCGCACGAAGCATGGCGCGCAATTCAGCCTTGTTCTTGATCTGTCTCGACATGATGTTTCCGTACTCCTCAAACAGAGCCTATGGCATGGCCCGTGACACTACCTCGTCTTAACGAAGGTGGATATTCCGTCGATCGCGTCCCGCGCCGATGACAAGGCCAGTGCTATAGCAGCATGCGGCCCGCTGGCGAAATGCTGGACCATGGAGGGAAGCAGTCTGCGGGAACCCAGGCCTGTACTGACTGGTGTAATGGTTACGGTCGCGAGAAAGCGGGACTGAACCAGGTCGCCATCGGGGACTGCACCGGGAGCGTGACCCACCTTCGCCGATACCCTGAATCCTTTGTAGATTGCATTGTTTTGATTCATATCTGTTCCTTTCATGACCAAGCATACGCAGATATGCCGGGATGTGTCTGATTTGCTTCTTGCGACAAGATAGCAACGTCATCGCGAGCGTTTGCCTCTCCGTAGACAAGCGCCGCATCGAAAGTAGTCGGTGCCTTCCATGAGATCACAGGAATGCACGCCAAAAAAGATCATCTCGGTGGGCCTGCATTACGGGCGAGTCATCGAGTACGTACTACATAGCTAAACACTCCGGCCAAGTGAGTGGAACCGAAGTCTTGCGCGGCTTCGATCAATACTTCGTACTCACCAATGACGGTCCGCCTTTGTATATGATCTCCCCTCTTTGCATACCTCTGGTCATTCATCCGGCCCAAGAATAAGGTCCACGGC